GGCCTGTCTCACCAAGGATCCGACCTTCAGCGTGGGATGATTGAGTTCGGTCAGGGTCACGTCATCGAGCGTGGAAGCCCGGGCATGAAGGCGTGGCTCCGGCATGGTGCGGCGCTGCTGGGGGTGAAGGGATCGTTGGAGGAGCGCGAGCTGGCAGCAGCCAAGGTGATCGCCAGCGGGGAGGCAGCCGCGGTCGCCAAGGATCCCCTGGGTACGGTGTCTCGGTGGAGTCGTGCCGACGAGCCCTTCGCGTTCCTCGCCTGGTGCCTTGATGCAGAGAATGTCCGTGATGGCAAGCCGTCGCACCTCATGGTCGCCGTCGATGGATCCTGCAACGGCATCCAGGTGTTGAGCCTGCTGCTGCGGGACGAGGTTGCCGGCGCTGCGGTCAACCTGCTGCCGGCGTCGCGGCCGTCGGACATCTACCAGATGGTGGCCGACCGTTCGATGGAGCGGATTCGTGCAGCCGCTGCTGTCGGTGAGCCGTTCGCCGCAGAGTGGCTCCGACTCGGCGTCAACCGCGGCATGGTCAAGCGCCCCGTCATGTGCCTGCCGTACTCGATCAGCCAGCGCAGCGCCATGACCTACCTCAAGGATGCCTATCTGGAGCAGCATCGTAAGGACGGACCGTGGACTGACCCGAGCAAGGCAGCGGGGTTCCTGATCCGCAAGGTCTGGCCGAGCATCGGCGACGTGGTCGTGAAGGGAATCGAGTTCCTGAACTGGGCCAAGGCTGCCGCGCGGATCTTGAACGAGCACGGCATTCATCCGTTTTGGGTCACGCCGGATGGGTTCATGGTGCAGCAGCACTACGTCTCCTACACCTCCAGCCAGGTGAAGACCATGATCGGTGACCACACCCATCTGTGGCAGATCAGGAAGGCGACGGCGAAGCTCAACCGCAGGAAGAACGTGAACGGGATCGTTCCCAATCTGGTCCACAGCCTGGATGCGACTGCTGCTAGGACCACGGCTCGGAGGCTCGTGAACGCCGGCGTCCCGGATATGGCGTTCGTGCACGACTCCTACCTCGTCCACGGAAAGTACGCCTCGGTGCTGCACAAGGAACTACGCGAGGCGTGGATTGAGACATTCGACGGTGACCCGCTTGGTGACTGGGTTCGGCAGATCGAAGCCCAGCTCCCACGCGGCGTCGCGCTGCCGCAGGCTCCCTCGTACGGAACGCTGGACATCAACCAGCTTCGAGAGGCGAACTACTTTTTCGCGTGATTCAATAGTTGACCATTGTGGATCACTAGGATCACGGGTATACTGAATACGGAGGAACAACGTGAATCAGACCATGCAGATCACCACCCCCATCGGCACCCTCATGTGGCCTTGGCTGACGACGCCGGACACGCGCTTCAACCCGGAGGGCACCTACTCCACCAAGATCGTCATCGAGGCCGGCGAGGCCGCTGACGCGCTAGAGTCGCGGCTGCTCCAGTTCAAGGCGGAGGCCGTCACCTTCCACACGAAGGAAGCCGGCGGCAAGAAGGTCAAGATCCGCTCCGAGAATCCGTGGGAGCGCGACGAGAACAACAACCTGGTCCTGAGCCCCAAGCTCAAGGCGAACGTCACGACCAAGTCGGGCAAGAGCTGGACCCAGCGCGTTGCCCTGTTCGACTCCAAGGGCCGCAAGGTGGACGGCGAGATCCGCATCGGCAGCGGCACCCGTGCCAAGCTGGCGCTGGAGGTCGGCCACTACAACCAGGCTGGCATCGGCGGCGTGGGGCTGTCCCTGCGCCTGCGAGGTGCCCAGCTCATCGAGATCCGTGAGAGCGCCCCGACCCGCGCCGAGGACTTCGGCTTCGGTGCCGAGGAGACCGGGTTCGTCGCGGAGACGTTCGACTCGTTTGAGGATGACGCTCCGAAGCAGGCTGCCGGCGGCCCCTCCAAGAAGGCCACGGACTTCTGATGTTCGTCCACGAGTTCAGGCAGCTCGTCCCCGTGAACACACCGTTCGGTGAGGGCTACCTGCTGTACCTGATGGACACCGGGTGGTACTCGAACGCGATGTATGCGGTGGTCTGCTGCAAGGACGGTCAGATCAGGCACATGATCGACACCCAGTTCACCGTGGTCCGCAACGACACCACGGACATCGCGGTGCCCAAGGAGGCTCCTGGTGCCTAACAACCGGGAGCGAGGGAAGAGGGGAGAGAGGGACGCTCGGGATGCGATCCGGTCGGTCTGGGGACTACGCGGCTCCTATCGCGCAGCTCAGTCGGCCGGGTCGCTCTCGGCGGACCTCGGTGGGACAGGAGACCTCCATGTGGAGGTGAAGCTGCGGAAGTCCCTGGCGGTCTACGAGTTCATCGAGCAGGCCGTGCGGGATGCGAAAGACGTGAAGGTGCCCGTCGTGTTGATGCGGCGGGACAGGGACGAGTGGCTCGTGATGTTGCGTATGAGCGACACCCTGCGGTTCATCAAGGCACTCAACGAAGCGAGGAACGACTATGGGCTACAAGATCAAGACGGAAACGATGATGGTCCCGGATCACCCGGATGACGGGCCGACCATCAAGATGCTCGATGACGGCAGCATGACCTTCAAGTGGGGAGATGACCTCATGTTCACCATGCAGCGGGATGACGTGAATCGGCTGGCCGACTACCTGCGGTCGGTTCCGTTCGGTCGGTCGATCATCACGGCATATCCGGAAAAGCAGTTCAAGCCCAGCACCTGCTACGCCACGGAAGCGTGAGCACTAACCATGCGATACCAAGGACGGGGTCGCCTGGTGACGGTCAGCTTCTACGCGATTGAGGGAGATCATCCGTGGGCTGCCGGCGTGAGCCTCCGCCGGACTCGTGCAGGACGCGCGGGTTCTGGCGGAGGGAAGGTTGACGAAAAGTGGTTGCCTGTCGCCCGCAAGGATGCGCTGGCGCTGCTGAGCCACCTCGGGGAAGAGGTCACCGCAACCTGGGCATACGGCGACGAGTCCGCCATCGTGATCGGAGGCAGTCATGGGTCGTAGTGGGAACGCTTGTGAACATGGGCTGTGCGATGACGAGAGCTTGTGCTCCCGCTGCCGTTACTGGGGCTACGGGGCATGGCCAAGCGTGACCGAGCGCCTCGGGTTTCTGTTGGACGGCAAGATGCCTTGGACGCCGCGCGACCTTGAGCAGGTCAGGCAGGCGATGGCGGACGCCATTCGGGAGCTCAACGCCCATGCAGCAAAGTGAATCGACGTTCATCCGGCATGAGCCATGTCCGAAGTGCGGGTCGCGCAACAACCTTGCGCGGTACTCGGATGGGCATGGGTACTGCTTTGGTTGTCAGCATCACGAGAGGGGTGAAGGCGTGGTTGAGGTGGAATCCGAGAAGACGGCATCGTTCAGCGGAATGATCCAGGTGGAGTACGCGGCCCTTGAGCGCCGCGGTCTGACCGAGGAGACCTGCCGGCTGTGGCACTACGGGATCGGGGAGCACTACGGCAACGCCGTTCAGGTCGCCCAGTACCGCAACGCCAGCGGCGAGGTGGTCGCCCAGAAGATCCGCACGGCGGACAAGCAGTTCCGCATCCTCGGAGACCCCACGCAGATCGTCCTGTTCGGGCAGCACCGCTTTGCCGGCAGCGGTCGCATGGTCGTGGTGACCGAGGGAGAGATCGACGCGATGAGCCTGTCGCAGATGCAGGACCACAAGTGGCCCGTCGTGTCTGTCCCGAACGGGGCGCAGTCCGCCGCCAAGTATGTGGCAAAGAGCCTGGACTGGCTAGAAGGTTTTGACCGCGTCGTGTTCGCGTTCGACATGGACGAGCCAGGTCGCGCCGCCGCCAAGGAGTGCGCCAAGATCATCAGCCCTGGGAAGGCGTTCATCGCCAACCTCCCGTGCAAGGATGCCAACGACTGCCTCCGTGAGGGCAAACTCAAGCAGCTCATCGACGCCATCTGGACTGCGCCGGCGTACCGCCCGGACGGCATCGTCGCCGCCGCGGACATCTGGGACCGCATCGAGTCCTTCGACGCGAACCCCGGCATCGACTACCCCTGGGACCCGCTCACCACCATGTTGCATGGGATCCGCAGCGGGGAGCTGGTGACGGTCACCGCCGGCACGGGCGTCGGCAAGAGCCAGTTCTGCCGGGAGATCGCCTACCACCTCATCAAGAAGGACGTGCCCGTCGGCTACATCGCCCTTGAAGAATCCGTGGCGCGTACTGCCATCGGCCTGATGAGCCTGGAGGCGAACAAGCGGCTGCACCTGGGTGCGGACAAGAAGGAGCTGCGGGCTGCGTTCGACCGCGTCTTCGGGAAGAGCCGGGTGTTCCTCTACGACCACTTCGGTTCCACCGAGGGGCAGAACCTGCTGGACCGCATCCGCTACATGGCGAAGGGCCTCGGCTGCAAGGCCGTCGTGCTGGACCACATCAGCATCGCGGTCAGCGGCCTGAACGACGGGCAGGGCGACGAGCGCCGCATGATCGACAACCTGATGACGCGCCTTCGCACCCTCGTCGAGGAGACCGGCATCACCCTGTTCTGCGTCTGTCACCTGAAGCGCGTGGACGGCCGGGCCCACGAGGAGGGCGGCGAGGTCAGCCTCTCGCACCTTCGGTCCAGCCAAGGCATCGCGCAGCTCTCGGATGCCGTGATCGCGCTGGAGCGGAACCAGCAGGGCGAGAACTGCAACCAGACCAGGGTGCGTGTGCTGAAGTGCCGGTACACCGGAGAGACCGGGTGCGCCCTCGCGCTGGAGTACGACAAGGACACGGGGCGTATGTCGGAGTGCGCGATGTTCGATCCGGCAGAGCAGAAGGAACTTGAAGAAGTTCCCTTCTGATCCTTGCGGATACACAGTTGACCGAGATGATATGTCCAACGAACGCAGCAAAGCGCAAGGAGGGCGTATGCGATACCTGTCTGTCTGCTCCGGGATTGAAGCAGCAACCGTTGCCTGGCACCGCCTCGGATGGCAGCCCGTCGGTTTCAGCGAGATTGAGCCGTTCCCCTGCGCCGTGCTGGCGCATCACTACCCAAACGTCCCCAACTTCGGGGACATGACCAAGCACAAGGAGTGGCCTCTTGAGCCAGGATCAATCGACCTTCTTGTGGGGGGAACCCCATGCCAGTCCTTCTCTGTCGCAGGACTCCGCCGAGGTCTCTCCGACCCCCGCGGCGGACTCATGCTTACCTACCTTGAGATCGCTCAACGTCTTCGGCCTCGATGGGTTGTGTGGGAAAACGTCCCCGGTGTGCTGTCCTCCGGTGGAGGACGGGACTTTGGTTCCTTCCTCGGGGCGTTGGGGGAGCTGGGGTATGGGGCTTGCTACCGGGTTCTGGACGCTCAATGGGTGCGAACACACGGGCATCCCCGTGCCGTCCCGCAGCGCCGGCGGCGTGTGTTCGTTGTCGGATGTCTTGGAGACTGGGAGCGTGCCGCAAAGGTTCTCTTTGAGTGCGAAAG